TGTCCTTTTTTAGCAAGTTGTGCTGACGAATACCTACCTAAAGATCTTTTTACAAATGATAAAGTTGCATACCTTGTAGTGGCATCTTCTGCATCTTGAATTTCTTTAAGTATTTTTTGCTCATCAATAAAACTCACAAAATTTCACCAACTAAAGCTTTAAAATAGCAACTTGATCCAAACATTTGATAGTTATTACCTTCAAAATAATCATTAACAGGATTTAAATCAGATATAAACTCAGCTGGGTCATCAACAATTTGAAAACTATTAAACGATGTTCCTTGCCTAAATGCTGTTCTTATCTGACCTATCCTGTACCCCACATCTTGAATAACTTCCGATATTACTTGTTGTGACGTAGATACAGGCATATTACTATCCAACGATATACTTGTTGGGCTATTAATTGCGGTTATCTTTGCAGATGTTTGTGATGTCAAAAACCACAATGTTTGCCCAACAAACATATTATTTGTATTAGACACAGTTGCAGGATTTAAATAAGAAGATGGGGTACTTATAGATGCTAATGCTTTGTTCCTTTCAGAGTTAATATAGTATATCTCTATAGGAATTTTAAAGCAATGAACAGCCATACCATAATCAGCTTCTTCTGAAGGTAGAGGTCTGATTACTACATATGGAGGATTCAAACCCGCACCAGTATTTTCAAATGCGGCTACAAGACTTCTCCAATCATATCTGATTAATTTTCTTGAATCAGTTATAATTTTAGAATTATCTGAATACCCCAAGGCAGTAGCTATTTTAACTTTTACCTCATCGTATACAGGTCCAGATAAATCAGCCATTATATAGTATTACCTTTAGTAATTCGCTTAGCATAGAACACTTTCTTACCAGCCTTATGGCTTTTATGCATAGCGTCCCCCACTAATATAAACGAATTTTGGTAGTATTCCATACCAGAATCTTTATTTACTATAATCCAATTACTACCAACTTCCTGATCGTCTGCAAAGTGACATTTATCTATTAAAGCTGGAGTATCTTCTCTGTTGATTCGACCAAAAAATTTACCTTTTTCAATTTCTGGATTAGATTCATGAAAATATTTTACATTGCTGTAAGCAGGAGTGGCATTATGATTTAAAGTTAAAATATCGTTTCCTATCCTAGAAGCAGAGATAGTATTTGGCTTATACAAATCACAAGTATTCGTATAAGCTTTAACTTGTCGTGGACTCATACCATTATCCTCTGTTGTTTTCTAATAAGATAGCTACTTGGTCTTTTATACAGTTTTATAATATCTCTGTAAGACATACCAGGCATTCCACCTAGATGTTTGAATGGGTCATACCTATTTCTAACTTCTGCAACATCTGCTTCTGTCCATTTAATTAAGAAACCATCTGCATTGTAAGTAGAAAAATTTAAACCCATTGCAACTGCTTGATAAGCTGCACATAACCATAAATCGTCAGGTATAGATTCAGCATATCCCCACCTAGCATCAATCTCTATATTACTTCTACCAATTGGAAATATAGTTATCCATTGATTATTGTAAAAAGGAATACTACCTTTATAGATTTGAATTCTAGTGTTTGGAAAATTAGCCCTAACAACAGGAGATACGTTATCTAGTGGGGCAGTTACAGTAGATTGAATTCCAATGATATTTACAGTTGTTAAAGAAATAAAATCATCTACTTCCATCTCACCTGTGCCAGAACCATCAAAATACCTTTTTTCGTTAACTGGTATCCAAGTTCTTTTTGTATGTTGAATAATATTTCTAACAGCCCCATCTATACATTGATTTATAACTGTATCAGTTATCCTAGAAGGGAGAGCCGAGCCCATAGCAGTAGCTATGTCTTTTATATCTTGAGCTACAGGCCATACTGTTTTCATATTAAATACCTAGATAATTTTTAATTAAAGCTACAGCTCCAATCACACCGCCAGCAATCCATCGTTTACTAGCAATTTTAAAGTCAAATTTCTGTGTTGGATCTTGACTCCAAGCATGAAGATCTATGGTGATTGCTGTGACTATTCCGGCAATTACGGGATCAAATAGATGATTATATGTCATTTTTTATGTATTTTACAACATTCTCAATAGGAATGTTCCAATCTCCTTTAATTTCTTGTTTGAATAAATCTACAGATTGGTACCAGGTTTGTTTTTTACCGTCCAACCATCTCCATTCATTTTGATAAGGTAGAAGTAGACAAGTTTTAACACCTAGAGAACCAGCTAAATGAGCTATAAAACTATCTACTGTCACAACATAATCTAGTTGTAAGATTAAACTTGCAGTGTATTCTGCGCTAACAAAACCACCACAAGCATTATAAACTTCAAAATCTGTCTTAGGTGGTTCTTCTAAATCTAAAGATATTAAAGAACCTACTTTAGATAAAGGTTCAAAAATATTAATGTTTGCAGATCTATTTTTATCATTAGGATGTACAGCAGATCCCCTCCAGTTAATACCAATCTTTTTACCCTTAATCTCATTCAACAATGCCAACCAAGTATTATCTACATCAGTGGGAGTATATAAACTATCACCCATAAATATAGGTATTTCTTTATGAAAGAAGTACGGTAAATCCATCAAAGATACATTGTCATAGTGTTCAATATCAAACGGAAAACTACCGTCAGAAGTTTTTAGAACAACCTTACTTACACCTAGTTTATTCTTATTTATGTAAACTAGATTATATAGTTGTTCTGGTACTTCTACGATCACTTCTGTATAAAAATTCTCTAACATAGGTAGATATGATAGAGACATAACTATATCTCCTAATCCCTGCTCAGCCCATACAATTATTCCACTTTGTTTGCGGGTACTAATTATGTCTTTGTAAAAATAATTGTAAGGTTTTGTACTGGCAAGATCTGGAGTCAAAAACCTTCTATGACCATTAAGATGTACTTTTCTCCATCTATATAAATCATATCCAAATTTAAATTGTCCAGTCCTTAAAAGATAATGGGAGTAATTCCAATTTAAACTAGCACATGTTTTTGAAATGCTGTAGCCTTTTTCATAAGACTCTCCTTCAGCCACATAATCTTCTAGCAGATAGTAAACACTAGCTAAAGTTATGTAATTACTTGCTTTGTATGGTTCAAGGCCTATACCTTGTAAAGCGTAATCCAGCGCTTCATTATAATCACCACGATGGATTGCACAAATACCTTTCAACATATATAGCTCACTATTTAAAGGTGTAGCTAATATAGCTTTATCTATATTTGATTCGTGCAAATTTGCAAAGTTTGGATTGTTTATATCTTCGGGTTTAATATGAATATTCATTTAAATGGCAGCCCTCATAAATAGAGATACCCCACTAATTTATTAATTAGTGGGGTATTAAAATAGACCTAAATGTTTTACATTTCCTCTAGGATCATTTATATGAGGGGCCAAACCTACCAAATTCAGCCAAGGCCTATTTTATTTATGGCCAAGTTAGTTTTGGCTCTACTTTATAAGTTACGCTAGGAGTTCCAGCTGAACTAGATAAAGTCATTACTGCACGTATATATCGTTTAGGAGTTGAAAACGTTACAAACGGTTCAAAACTTTGAGCAGTAGTAGTTCCAGTAATTGGAGGAGCCGCTGAAAGTGTACTATAAGTAGTATTATCATCACTATGTTCAATACTACAAGTAAATACAGTTCCAGCAGTAGCTGCAGAAATTAGTGAAGTAATCAAAAATCGTGCAGTAAATCCTTGTCGTGGAGTGCCAGTTTTTAGATCAAAACCAGCACCTTGAAATGTTGCCGTTTTAGTAACGGTAGTTTGCAGAGTAAAATTATAATCTACCATTTCTTTATTAGCTCATCTTAATGTCATACAATCGACCGAGACATCGACTATGGTTAGGTAGCAAACCTACTGCATAATCAAATGACAATCGAGAAATTGTAGAGTCATTTCCAATCAAACCTACGTCTTTGCAACTATTATCAATAGATTCAAATTGCCAACCCATAAGTGCTTCTTCTCCATATACAGTGGCATAAATACTTGTAAATGTACTTGCACCTGCAGCACCAGTAGAAGTTTCAGTATTAGTAATGATACGAGTAGATTGATCAGCTTTACGACCAATGTTTACAACAGTAGCATTTTTATACTTAGAGATTGTACGATCGTAAGCATCAGTTACAATATTAAATCCTGCACCAGTTCCTAGTACACGAATTGCACGTGCCATACGTCGTTTCAAAGTGTCATTCATATAAAGAAAAACACCGTCGCCTTCTTCGCGACCAAGAAAAGAAAGTAATTGATCCAAATACTCAATAAAAGTATTTGCAGTTTGAGAAGTCATACCAGTAGGACTTAGATCAACTCCACCAGCATCAATTTTACATTCAGATGCAAGACGAAAAGTTGAAGGGTTATCCAAACGATAACGCAAACCAATAAATGAATCCTCATCACCACTCAAATGATCATTATTGATAAACTTATCATTAAAATCATAAGAAACAGCTTTAAGATATGCATCTAGCTGTGCGGCACGAGGATCAACAATTTGATTACGGTCTTCAATAATCTTATTGTCTGCATCAATTGCATTTCGCATAAGCCAAGCATTTTCCGAATAAGGAGTCGGCTTGCCTTTAGTAACAGTAGTTCCTTCATTAAGTTTAGCCCAGTTAACAGTTGGAAGATTATCCATCCAACGAGAACCGTTCTGAACCATAGTTTTATCAGTGACGAGTGGGATATCTCCAAGAACCATTCCATTAATAAGCAAAGAAGAAATAATCTTCTTGATAAATGGTTGATTCGACATTACCCCATATTCTGAGAGCGTAATTGCATTTGCATCAGCAGCAGCTCCACAGATTAATAGATCGTAGTTTCGATTCATAATTTATTCCTAACTCTCCAAGAATGGCCTGGGTCCATAATATAATACGATGAACCCAAGCAAACTACACCAACTATCCACTATTTGATTTTAGAATTTGACCCCAACCTGTTTTAATAATTTGTTTCATATTAGGTGGAGTATTCTCTTCTTTGCTTTCTTTAGTTGCACCTCCACCACCAGGATTAGTAATCTGACCTTGTGCTGGAGGTTTAAAATCAGTAACAGAAATAATAGATTTTACTCGACTCAAAGAATCAATAGGATTACCTTCCATAAAAGTTGCTGACCTAATCGCCGCACGTTTATCTTCAGGAATTGCTGCAATTAATTCTTCATATTGAGACAACAAAATACCTTTATTTGTCTCATTTTCCTTTTGAGCAGCTTGCAACTGTTCTTGAAGTGGGGTAAGTTTAGCAACTTCTTTTTCTTTTTCTTCTAAGGCAGCTCGAAGTTTTTGTGCTTCAGTCAATTCTGCAGCTTGTATTGATTTTAATTGTTGACGAGCTGTTTCAAGTTCTGCTTCTTTTGCTTTAGCTGCAGCATTTGCTGCATCAATTTGTGCTCGCATTTGTGCAATAGTAGAATTTTCCTCTCCTTCTCCGCAGATTAAAACCTTATAATTATGATTAAATTTCATATACATCACTCCGCACAACAAAAAATCCTTGATGTTCTGGAGAAAATCCAAGATTAATAAGAGGCAATCCAACTTCTTGATATTTTGGAAATACTTCTCGTACATTCTTAGATGGGTCAGTTAAAACTTTATCCACAAGAATATAAGGGTATCCGAGAACTGACAAAGCTGTCATTGAACCATCCCAGACAATATTATCATCTTCATCACGATTGATTTCAGCTACATTTCCATCTTTAAGCTGAGAATTTACCCACTTTTGAATATCAAGTTCTGAAAGTGAGATTAGTTTGCTATTTGCTGTTGTTTCTTCAGTTGGCATCTTTAACTTTTCCGTTTCCTGTTTGTTGTTGTTTTGAAGATTTGGAGTTTTTGTTTCCTCCGGCTTTATCTCCGAATTGTCCGTGTTGGTTTCCACCGGGCTCAGTAGATTTTGTAAGTCCATTTTCTTTTGTTTCCTCTTTTGATTTTTCTACTTCTTTTACTCGTTCAAGAATATCTTTTTCACTTAAAGGTATTTCTTCCATTTGAGAAATTCGTTTTACACCAACTTCTGCAGAAATATAACCACCTTTAACTTCTCGATCAGTTCTATCGAAATCACTAAACATTTCGTCAGCAGATGAACGAAACTGTGTGTACCAGGTTAAATTGTAATCAATATCCCATATATTTGCTCCTTTTATACTTACAAACTCTTTGTGACCAAAATTTGCTAACCCGATAATCATTGTCTTTATAAACAATGAAATTCCAAATTCACCATAATTTTTACGTTTTTCTTCCAAAACTTCTAACAATGGTTGATACATCTGTATTAAAACAGATTGAGTTAGACTTCCTTTGTTTGTTACGTCAGCTTGACGTGGAAACACTGAACCAGTAGTATCAAAAAGCATAGCTTTCATATCATCAGCATATTTCATAATATACTCACGAATTTTGTTATTACTTTCTAATATTTCAGCTCGGCCTTGCTTGGTAGAACCATCCCCATTATCTAACGACTTCAAATCAAGTTTAGCTCCAGGACCAGGATGATCCATAGAATCGTCATCTTTTGGTTCCAAATCAATTAATATAATTGTAGGATCTATCTCTTGTTGATTGGATTTGTCCATCAAATGATAAGAAAGATTAATTCTATCAATTGAAGGCCACAATTCAAAAATATCTCCTTCCCCAAACGTACTTAAAGTATCTATATTTTTAATAAGAACAATAGGAATTATTTTAAATTTGTTTTCCAGTCTTTGAGAGATTACCCAAGTTTTGTCATTATTGTTAATATACAATTGACCTTGTTGAATAACACTCATTCCGCGAGTGTTATAAGCATCCGCTTTTAGTGGGTTATATCTTATTTCCTCATCTTTTGTCCATTCCTCTCTATGAACATAATCAATACCGTCTTGTCCAGTATATTTATACTGAATTCGAACCATTTCAACAGTATCTACATCATGAGGATCAGTAAAAAATCTCACTTCTGTTGCTGGTGAAAGAATATTAATTCGTACAGGTCTTTCCCAAGACTCATCATAGCAAAATTTTAATACAACTCCGCCTTCAATTCCACCATTAATTGCTAGACTTAGCAATTTCTTTTCCATGTTATTATATTTCCAAATCTTTTTTACAGATTTGTCAATATCTTCACTTTGAGAAAATTCCATTTCTGGTGGTTTACCAAACAACCATCTAGCTGGTCGTTTAATAATTTGCCTTGGCAAAGATAAACAAGTGGGGTATGGTCCAAGTCTTTCTGTACTCCAGTTTCTAAAAGATACTTGAGGATAAGGACTCAAATCATAATATGCCTGACTAATTAAAGCTCTTTTTACATATTCTGTAGAGCCTTTAGGAACTAAGTTTGTATTTATATAATCGCTCATTGAAAAGCTACCGAACCCTTATATTTGAACATTACAGGCCTTGCTGTATTTTTTCTATTTTCTTTAAAAGCTTTTAATGCTCTAGCATCTTTCAAAACAGAACATCCAATTGCTAAAGACATTACTGCATCATCATGTCCTATAGATGCACCAAATTTATTACCAGGCAATCTAGAATAATTTTTCATTTGAGTTAGAGTTCTGTTAGATCTAATTATCAAAGATCCATCCATAGCTAATTCATTTAAAGAATCTAGTGCCATTATTTTAGATTTTACATTTGTATGATGTCCAGGTTTTTTAGTCTGTTTTTTGTTTTTGACATCATATTCAGTTCCATAGTATACATGAGGGTATTCTAATACATTAATTAACGTATTTAAAACTGAGTGACCATGATTATTCCTTTCTACAGCTATCAAACCAGTGTTATACCACAATCCTAAATCATTTAATAATTCAGCATATACTTGTGGTTCCCATTTTCCATACAATGTAGCTACTTGATTCATTGTTTCAGAGTCAAGAATATCTGTTGAACAACTGTCTGATTGTCCATCTTGATTTAAACCTTCGGATGGGTCAGCAGTTATAACATATCTATGACCTTGTTGTGGGAGTTCATAAATAGTTAAAGACACGTTAGATCTTTTACTTTCTTGCCAAATAGAATTATATTTTCTAGGCACTTCTATTTTTAATTTTTCACTTGATGCAGCAATAGGAGCAAGCTCAGTATCAATAAACGAATTATTAAAAAATCCAACACCAGTTGTAAGAAAAGCCTCTTGAGCATTAATTGGATACTCTTGTGGGAATTCTCCTTCTTCGCTGGTTCCTTCTCGTCTTGTATTTCTTAAAGCTAAAACTTTATATCGTCGCCATTTAAGTTGACCAAAAGTTAAATCATACAGATCAATTAATTTAAACTCTTCATCAGTGGGGGAAAATTCTTCTTCATCATCTAAAGGTATATTATATGCTGGATCTATATACCAAGGGAAAAATCTAGCTTTATAAATACTATTTCCTTCTTCTGCATCTCTATATTCTTGACAAAAATAATTTCCAACACCGTTTGCGGTGCTTTCCATAAATACATTTCCATCAAGTGGGACAGATTCTAGCAAACCACTGATTAGTGGACCAGCATCAGTATAAAAAGCAGCTTCAGAAAAATGAACATTATTTAGTGTGCCGCCACGACCTAGTTTAGCAGAACCTGCCCAACCAACAGTAAAAACAGAATTAATCTCACTAAATTCAAGTTTAGTTACAGAATCAGTGCCAACTTTACGTTTTAACTCAGGTGGAAGATTTTCATTAAACCTTTTAATAAGATTAAATAGTTTTTTAGCGTTAGTTTCATCTTGAGCTACCATTATAGATTCAGTATTTGGTATATTTACTGTATCTAAAAACATTTTAGCCGCAATTAAAGTTGTAAAGCCCATTTGACGGGCTTTAAGAATTATTTCACGGTTACCTCTAAATGTCTGTAGCTTAGGATTCTTCTCTAGGTATAATTGCTGTGCTTGATTCAAACACAACGGAATTATTTTCCTGTTCTTGTCCCGAATTGAAAGGTCTGACAATTGGATCATTTCTATATTCTTCGGGAATAAAGCCTCCGAGACGCCCATTCTCAATTGCATTTTCCAATCTTCGGTTGAGGAGTTGCTTTTGCGCATCTGTTAAAAATTCCTTTACTAAGTTTACAATTAATACTGTATTAACTACCAACGCTGATTTTGGAAAATGAGCTTCAGCTTTCTGTTTAATTTCATGGTTAATTCTTACCATGTCAGAGTATTCTTTAAGCAAAGATACTGTTTCTTTTTGAGCAGTTTTACTTTGCAAATTATCATCAATCATTTTTTCCATTTTATCTAGAATGGAATTGATTTTTTCTGGGTCAAGTGAAGAAAAAGCTAATTTTAATTGATGGATATGTCCGCGTAAAACTTCATTGGCAGCAGAAGCTGTATCTGACAAAGCTGCAGGCAGTTTTTCATCAATTATGGTAGTCATAATGTCTAATTCAGCTTTTAGATCATTATGTTCTTTGTTTTCGTCAAATATTTCTTCTAATCGACCAGGACTTGTATATTGTCTAAGTTTAGAATATTTACCAATCCCATCTTTAATTGGACGACCACCATGAGCGCCATGATTTCTGCATCTTCCACTTAAAGAATAATTAGGATCAGAAGTAGGTGGAGCATGACAAATCATTCTTTGAAATTTGTCCGGATGGTTTAATTTTAATTCTAGTGGGGTAATTCCATGTTTATTATAATAAGGATCATATTTCATTTCATCCCATTCAGCTTTTGATCCATCTTTTTTAAGAGCACCACAAATCTTTTTACCATCTAGACTTGTAGTCCATTCTTCAGGAACCCTACTTTTAACTGACATTATACATTTCCTTTAGCTTTGCTATTGCTCTATTGAATGGACGATTATATTTTTTATTTTCACCGCCATTTTTATACAAAGATCCATCGTTTTCAATAAACTTTTTAATTGCAGTGTATTCTACATATGTCAGTGGGGAATCTATCCTTTCTATTTTGATTAACAACTCTTCTACAGTCATTCCAAAGTTGTTTTTAAATAGAATTTTTACATCATCCTCTGGTTCTTCAGGTATTGCAAAGTCTAATTCTGGATCCCAAGGTATAGTTTTCCTTGCATCTCTTTTATTTGCTGTTCTTTTTCTAATTAAATCTTGCACAGCATTTTTAATTGTCATTTGACAATATGAGATCATGCTTATGCCAATCATAGATTCTATTTTAAATGTATTCCAAAGTTTTATATAAACTACTGTATACAAATCTTCAAAATCTTCATTATCAGACATCGTTTTTGCACACCTAGTTAGCTCATATTTAATGTAGCTTTTGATAGCAACTTGATTATTTTCTAGGTAATCAAGAATTGATTTTTCTAATAGTATATTCGACATACGCCCGATCGCCCCTATCTATCGCCATTATACCACGGGTAAAGCCGGTTCGGATACCCTTTATCCGTCTTTATCCGTCGCTTTATCCGTTAACGGGTAAAGGGTTTACCGGTCGTTTTATCCGTTCAATTTTGGCCGGTTTTAGGTTCAAAATGGGGGTATTTTGGAACGGATAAAGGCACGATTCGGAACGGGTAAAGCTAATCAGGCCTAAATACCCTTTATCCGTCTTTATCCGTTACCGGTCTAGTGGGGGTATTTTGAACCTAAAATGAACGGATAAAGCTTTATCCGTCGCACCTGGCCGGCACCCATAAATGCAAGGGTATATATAGTGTAACTATATATCCCAGCAATGGGCCGAAGTAATGGTAGAGAGAAAAAGATTAATAGGAAAAACAATTAGTAAGTTAGTTATAAATTATTTTGATAAAGAAATCATGAGATAAAAGTTTGAATTGTTTAAGAATAGATAAGTTGGTTATAATTTATAGCTAAGTAAGATTTTCTACAAAATAACCTGAGGGTTAAAAGGGACCCAATGCAATTTTATTTCTTTTGCAAGCAAGAGTATACATACATATATCTACATTAGATAAAGAATTGATTACTTATGTACCATTAGATAAAAATGGTATACATTAGTCTACATGTATGTATACATTTATCTACTTATGAATTTTGTGCTGCAATTAGCAATTAAATCGGTAACTTTTCTGTATCCTACTACGTCTAATCTTATGTACTTCAATAGAAGTAAGGAAACACACATGGTTACTAACTTTTTGCCACTTGGGAGAATTGAAACTAACAATCAGTTTTCTGAGGAATTCGGAATTAGCGGATCAGGTTATCCGGTTATCTACGATCCTTTCACTGGACGTAAATATCTGCAGATCAAAAACTGCAGGGTACCGGTTTACCTATCAATAAATCCACACCACGGTACTGTAGAAGTTTTCGACGATTCATCCGATAACCTAGTAGGATATTTTAGATGAACGATTTAAAAGAATCCGCGGAATTTGGAATATGGCGCGTTATGAGTAAACATGAAGATATTTATGATTTAACCTGGGCATACTGCACAACAGAATATGCGGCTACAGAGGTTCAATATTGCATGAATCTCTGCGGGCATACGGTTTACGTAGTTTCACCTACTCTGGCTAATGAATTGGGTTTCTGGGTTGATATGGGGAAGTGTAAATAATGACTACAGAAAAGTCTAAAGCTATCGGTATGCTTATTTTTGAGTTTTACCGTTCAACGGAGGAATTAGACAGAGATTATGAATTAGTAAACGACGTTCACGATATTGTAAACTTAGCTAATACTCTGTTTAATCCTAAGTTTTCACTTGACGTAAGAAAAGGTAATGCTATTACGCTTTCCACTATTCTAGACTTTTACGGATTTGATTTAACGGTATCTAAGGAATTAAAGACGGTTTACGCTAGGCACCGTGAATACCTCACGAATACGTTAATTTCAATCTGACGTTTCGCTGCATACCAAAAATATCCCGGAAGCTTATGCTCCGGGATATTTTTATGCGTCAGGTACCTAAAAATTCCTACGATTCGATTCTACGCGTTTTTGGCCTACTTGCGTGTATTCTATGGTCCGTCATATAAAAATGCCGCAGAGACGATTCTAGACGCCAAGAAACGGGTATTCCGATTATGAGTAGACACAAAATATCCCCGCATCGGTAAAATGCGAGGATTTAGGCTGATTTAGCGGGCAGGTTTATCTATGGTCCATTTTTGGAATTGTAACGACTCATAAAGGTATCTGGGATAAAAGAAACCGGTTCATTTTGGATAGACTTTTTATGATGTTCCATGAGTACATCATCACCATATTTTAGACTGTGGACTAATTCCCAATTAGTGAACTCATCATCTGGGATTGTGCGTCCAGTTACGAATTCATAGAAAGTAGCCGATACATCAGAGTCAAAGGACATAGGAATAGATGCTGACTCACCGGGGATGTAAAACCCGTTTGATTGTTGAATAGAAGTAGATAGATTATTTTTCATTTTGTTCTTAAACCAGAATAGGCCACTATCCCATTTTAGGAATAGTAGCCTATCGTTACCGTGATCTTAGCTTAGAAGATCGTCATTCGATGATGCATAATCATCATCCTCATCATCATCATCATCAGTTACTGGTTCATTATTAACTGGTTCGTTAACTGCATCCTTTACTCGTTTCTTCTTACCAAAATATTTAGAACGAACATCATCTGGGATAATTTGGTGAGTACCGGTTTTAATCACTGAAAGAATACGATTCAGAGAGGCCAACTGATCTGCATTTTCAAAGTCTACTTTAATATTCCCTGCAAGATATTCAGCAAGCTTAGAACCTGCGACCATGTCAATTGCGAATTCCGCAATTAATTTAGTTTCCCCATTAAAGGTAACCTTTTCAGACTCTGCATTACGTCCCTTTGTGACTTCTAAAAGATCACGAGGGATTAGTTGAATGGCTTCTAAGGCCTTATCTGCCCACTGTGTGAAGAAGTGAACTGCATCTGCTTTATTTTGAAACTGTTTAAAACCGTATGCGATTGCTTTCGGTCCTACAATCTCTTGGATTAAAACTTTCTCACTAGTCCCATCCGGTTTTGCAACGTCAAAAAGAACCTTTAAAACTTCATGGTATCGCTTTGGAATTTTTAGCGCTAATTCCTTGAGAGACTTGTTTATCTGCTTCTCTCCCGGAGCGATACGGAGACTCATTTTAAACAGTTCCAATTGGAACGTAAGATTAGCTACTTGCTCTTCGACAAGTGATACATCGGTAGCATGGTCGTTGGACATATTTTTCTAATCGGTACTCTGACCGATACACCTATTCTACCACATGAACGGGCAGTGTCAACCCCTCTACACGAATTTTTCAGCATTTTTCTAAAATTCCCTCTCAGCACCACAGATATATACATATAGACGGTTTCAAGGTTCGGCGGTCTACTGAAATTGTGAGACGGACCAAACGTAAAAAGCGCACCAGGTAAACAGGTACCTATGTACTATTCTAAATCAAATTCGCTGCAGTTGCGAAAAAGGTCATTTGAAGATATATTACAACAGCATCATTTTAACATTTGACATAAAGTAACCGTTAGCCGCTAACAGATTCTTAACAATTATTTTAACCTGAAATCATAATTTTATAATTATTTTAAAAATTATTTAGATAAATATATAGACGCTAAATTAAATCCTACCTAAGTTTCTGTACAATTATCTATTACTATTCCCCACTAAATTTACATATATTTATACACAAATATACCCCACTAATACCTAAGTATAATAGTGGGGTAATTATCTATTACAATTCCAAACTTATTAGTTAATCTGATTAGATAACTAATAAGGTTTTAAAATGTAATATAGCTCAAAATATTGGCAAAGGGGACCCATTTTACTGTGGAAAATTATGTTGCAGATTTAAAAATTCGTTTGTTTCATTTTTCCATTTAATGATACTCACAATACATCTTTGCATATCAGCATATGAATAACCATCTTCAAACCTTTCAGACATTTCATTTAAATAATCTAAACAAGATTGAATATCATAACTAAAATCTTGTTTAACTACGCAAACTTCGTCTTTTACAGGTTTGAAACCTATCATCCATACGAATTCAGTTTTATGCTGGAATAAAACATTAATAGAGACAAATAAATTCATATTGCCGATACTAGAAATGTTTAATCTTCCATCGTTTGATTGTTCTACTATCATAATCGTCTTTTACCTTGCGGATGTTTTCGTTTAGCTTTTCCAGATAAAATACCGTTATTCTTGATTATTTTCAATCTCCTTTTCAAAAATTACTTCCATAGCGTTATCTGTAATTTTTTCCCAAATCCTTTTCCCATTTTTAATCCAAGTCTGTTCTACTGACCAATTTGAGGAATCAATCAAACTAATTAATTTATTAGCCCAATCAATAAATTTCTGCTTAGGCCAGAACAAATCATTCCACAAACTTAATTGTGTCAAGTCTAGTTTTTGATTATCTGTAAATACTAGATCATATTGAATAACTTGACAATCCCTATTTGCATCCATTACAAAAACATCAAATTGATACTCATGATTACAGTTTAATCCAAACCTTAAAGATGCTTCAAAACGAAGTTTATCTACCGTAACAGGTACAGGTTCATTTATCCCTAGACTTGTTAATTCGTTTAAATCAATTTCACATGAAGATTGAAAAGTTGTAATTGCTGTTTGTAATTCTGTCATATATCCTTACCCTAAATTGTGGGTACTAAAACTGCGCCACTACACAATCTGTTGCCCACTTATTCATTATACCCCACTATAATCTTTCTGTCAATTATCAATAGTATTTACATTTTTATTTATTACTCTATCCTCTCTAATAGTTTTGTAAAAAGCAATAGATTTCTCAATAAAAGGAATAATTGATTCAGCCAATCCAACATCATTAAATTTATCTATAGTTGGGGTGGTATAGTCTTTGATGTCTATGCTAAATTTAATTCCTTCAGTTGGTGGCTCAATTCCATAATTAGGTTTACAATAAAACTTAGCGTATTTCCCATTCTTTGGGAAACAAATCTTAACTAGGTTCCCATTGACAATACATTCAGTCTTAAGGTATGGTTTAAACACAATGTGAGCATTTTCTACTTCTAAGTATATTTCTTCCCCACAGTCAAATAAACTACCATCATTAATTCTATCAAAATATTCCTGTGGAATTTTAATATTATAAGCTCCATTTACTTCAATGATTCCTTTTTCTATCCATATATAGCTTTCTGGAAACATATTTGTTAACCAAGTAACTAATGCTTTACATGGTCCTTGACTTATAATTAAAGACGAAAATTGTGCTGGATCAATATTAATTTGCATTTTCTTCAACTGGACTATATTCTTTAAAAACAAATTGAATTTTATCCATTTTATCGTAAATTTCTTTTAAAACATATCCGTGACCAATATATGTGTCGAATTGTTCAGTTCTTTTATTTAAAACGTTATATTGTGTACCATCGTCAAAATATAATATTCCACTGACAACTTCTTTAATTTGATTGTTCAGTCTTTCTTTAACTTGAATATCAATTCTGTTTTGTTCTTCAACAAAATCAAATTCTGGTTGTGATAATTGTTCATGACATCTATCAATTAATGCAAGATAACCAATAGCATCTATTTCATTATCAATATGTCTATCTACATTAGGATTAGATGCTCTAGCCATTTTTACTCCTACCATAGCCCAACATACTTGATCTATAGTAATTGGCACCCCAATAATAGTTTCCCAAATCTTAGCAATTTTAGCTAGATTTAATGATGGGTGACCATAAGTTTGCTCTCTATCACCATAAATGATTTCTTCTGCTTGTTTAATTGTTGTTTTCATTTGTTGTCTCTATTCCAAACGTATTCGTTTAATTTTCCTTTGGCGGATAGTTTATCCTGCATGTTCCAAAATTCTATAAAGATTTTAGTAAATGTTCTCGCAGATAAACCAAAAACTCTGATCCTGGAATCATTCATATCATTTCTGTAAAAGACTTTTTCATCCCTTACATATAAATACTCATGTTCCCCACTCAATTCTAAACGTTTCTGGCGGCCATTTATTACCGCCAAAGTTACTATGAATTTTCTTGGTTGACTTAAATAAGCAAATACTCTCATTTATTTACTGCCAAACAACATAGCACGAACTAATGAAACAGGAATAGATTCTTCAAACATATTACGCTTTTGGTCAATAATAGCTTGAATGTATTGTTCAACTGTATTTTCAGCTTCCAAAACAATTTTCTTCATCTTCTTATTTTGACCAATACGTTTAATACGTCCAACAGCTTGATCTTCCGAAGCCGCAGTCCAAGGTTTATCCGTAAAGATAATAGTATTAGCGGCAGTTAAAGTAATTGATTCACTACCTGCTTTGGTAGAGAATAGAAATACTTTAATATCTGAATTCTCAGCTTGAAAATCATTTTCCATTTTAGTACGTTGTTCTGTAGAACTAGCACCGGTCAAACATACAGTTTTAATCCCACGCTCATTTAATAGCTTAGCAAGTGGTTTAAGATATGTAGAATAAGACGATGTAATAACAAATTTCTCATCGTCATCACTTTCTTCTAGAATATCAATAATTCTATCTGTTTTTGGACCTTCGCAAGATTCACCCCACATTAAACCTAAAGACAAAGAAATTTGTTTTAGCCTTTGAATCTGTGCAATAACTACAGTAATTGATACAGATTCCTTACCGTCAAATTCAGCAGCCCACAAATCACGAATATCTTCATACATTTTAAGTTGCTTACCGGTCAATTCAATAGGAATAATTTCTTCCATCAAATCAGGTAAATCTAAAACATCTTCTGGAGTTCGTCGAAGCATATATTTAGACATATACTTTTTAAACTCTTCTTGATTTTTATGTGTATAAGTTAACTTACCTGTACCACCATTTGCTTTTTTCTTAGAAGTTACTTCTTTATAAGATTGCTCACCAAACATTGTCTTAACCCAAAAATGATTATCAATCCATTCAGATTCAGAAGTGAAAGAGGAAGGATAAAGACATTGTAATAGTGAAAACAAATCTTGTGGCTTATTGATTAACGGTGTACCTGTCAACAGTTTTAATGGAATCATTTGAAAATGTCTAAATACTTCTAAACAAGCTTTAAACATTTTAGTATCACGATTACGCAATTTGTGCGCTTCGTCAACAACAATAAAATGCCACGGTTGCGACATAATTAAATCTTTTAGATTAGCCATACTTTCAAAGTTGACTACAACAATTGGTGCTTTATTTAAAAGAATTTTCTGTGTAGCACCCATAATGCCATCTGTAGATTCAATAATACAAGTATCATCACGCTTCAACCATTTAAACAATTCTCGGCGCCAGGTAGCTTTAGCATTTTTTGTAGTGATAATTAAAAGCTTAGCGTTACCTGATTTATCGTGATTGTAATAAGCACCAATAGCTTGCAATGTCTTACCTAATCCCATACCATCAGCTAAAATTGAACGATGCTTCTTAGGATTAGATAGAAACTTTACGCCAGCTTTTTGGTATTCATACATAGTGGGGAATTTACTAAAATCAAATGTTTTAGTATCTTCTACCACTTTATTTGTTGAACTAATTCTTTCAGCGGCCAACTGAGAAAACTTTTGTTGAAGCGTCATTTTCGCCATAACCCTAGTATACCACACTATAGATTTTTAGTCAATTCTTATAAACTAATTGTTTTTATAATTAAAAGTTTTGTGGTGACCATTAAAAACAAGAATAGAAGGAATGCGCGCGTAGCACATACCTTCTATTCTGTCAAGTGGCAATAATTAGCCGTTATTCTTTTCTTTTATGAGTCTTTGGAACATAGATATATCTTTTTCCTTTTTCATAGATTGTTTAGGTTTTACTGGTTTAGGCTTTTTAGCAACATAATTTGGTGCAGGTTGAGATTGTTTAAAATCATCTGTATTGTTTTCATAATAATCAATCCAGTAATTGTCATACCAATTAGACGTTGGAAACTTAGGTGGTTCTATTTTTAACATTGTTTCCTTATTTCTGTATGGCATGTTCTTAGGAACTTTTTTATGTTTAGGTAGCCCCCTAAAATTATTCAAACCTACTCCGATATTACTATCATTTGGATCTGGTTCTAGATTTACATATTGCATTACAACATCACAAGGTCTTCCACAAGAAGAACAATGCTCTAATCTATTCCATGCTGGAATATAAAATGTACTACTATGTGGAGGTGGTTTACTGTAAGAACAAATCTCACATAAATCATTGGGAACTATAGAACAAAGGATGCGGACATAGAAACTTGGTGTCATATATTGGAAAAAGGGGACCCTAGCTAATTCTAGCTTTTAAATAAACGAATAAGAATACTGGCCATATTAAAGAAACAATAACCAATGATACAGTAAACCTAACAGGACTGTTCAATATTAAATCTTTAGTAGCGGTATTTAATTTTAAATCTTCTTGAGTTGTTCTTTCTGTTTCTTCTTTTCTGTCTAAATATTCTAAAAACTCACGGCTTGTCATCCTACGTACTTGTAAAAATGCAAATACCAAAGTTATCAGTATATACCAGATTATAAAATTCCAAATCATCATACTAACCTCCCCACTTGTCCATAACTTTATATTCAACTTCAAACTTTACATTAGTTTTAAACGGTACGTCTTCCATTCTTTGTACTATCTCTTTAGGATCAAATCCTTTAGGTATTGATGCTACATAAGAGTCATGAACTAATAGGTGGCTATTAATTGGTAACTCTCTATCACATCTTGATGCGGCCAACAAGTTTACATCACTTGAAGAGCCTTGAATTCCTGCGTTAGACATTTGTTTTAATACTTCATCATAATTACCCTCATGTATTAGTGGGAATCTTCTTTTCCTACCAAAAATTGTAGTTGTATAGTGATCTTCCATAGCCTGAGCCAACATAGAAGTTGACCAGAAAAATAGTTGTCTGAATTTATCACGTGGCATATCGACAATCTTTTTAGCTAATTCCATAGTCATAGCTGGAAATTCTTTTTTAAGATTGTAAAAGGCAGCTTTTTCATCCATACGATACATAACACCAAAGTTTCCAGATTTAGCAACAAATCTTTGGTCTTTAGTAATGTTATGTATTCCAAATATAAGTCTAGCCATATCAGTGTGCATATCGTTCCCGCTATTAATATAATCAGTAAGAACTTTATCACCACTCATATGGGCACCCATACGCAACTCAAGTTGTTTATAGTCTAACTCAATTAAATCCATACCATCATCAGGTAAAAACATTTTCTTAATTAGTGGTCCTTTTCTACTAGGAATTGTTTGAACTAATTCAGCTGATAATCGCCCAGTAGATGTACCTTCCAATTTAAATTCAGCATGTATTCTACCATCAGGCCTACATAAGCCATCTACCCATTTACCATTATGTTCATGGCCATAAATACCTTTTACATATGTAGATAATAATTTAGATGTACTTCTATAAGCAAGAATTAAATCAATTACTTCAGTATCTTCTGGAAACTTAGTAGCCAATTCTACAAGTGTTTTTTCATTTGTGGATTTTTTACTATCATACGGATACCCCATTTCATCATAAAGTAATGTTGCTAATTGTAATGGGCTTCCTATGTTTATATCTTTACTTGTTAACTTTCCAAATTGCTCTTTAATATTATTTAAATCTTCCGTAAGTTCTCTATCAATTACCTCCACATAATCAAGATCAATTCTAATACCATGATTAGACATCTTATTTAGGAATGGAATAGATGGCCTAATTACTTTTTCATACGCTTCCAAAGTATTATCTTTAACGAGCATATCTTTTATTACAGGCTCAATAGCATATGTAACATCCACATCATATGCAAGATATTCATACAGCATCATTATTGGAGCTTGCTCCATTCTATTTATGTATTTATGAATATTTTCATCCCAATCTGGAGCATCTACTAAAAGTTTGCCTAATGATTTAAGATCTTTGTCTGCATAAACGTTTGTACGCTCATCACATTGATGGAACATAGATAATGTATCATCTATGTTTGTTAACCAAATGTCGTAATGAACTGCAAAGAACTTATACTCATGTGCGGCCCTGTGTACTATTACATTTGTATTTGGGTTAAAATGTTCCTTACAAGCTTTGAAAATGTTGTTTGGAATAATGTATGTTCCAGAGCTATGTTTAATACCCACATACAATATAAAAGCAGCATAAGGGTTAAAGCCAGAAGTGTTTTCAATATCGAGAGAAACTCGCTCACCTGACTTACCAATAGTTTTAAATAATTCGATACAGTCTTTTTCATTGTTTACAACTTTGTAATTTCGTTTACCCCAATCATATTTCTTCTCTAATGGTGCTTCAATAGCTAACACTATATCATCTACAAATGATTGAAATGATGTGCTGTTACCTTTAGCAAATACAAAAGATGGTGAATATGTTATTACAGTGGGGATGTCTTGGAATTTGAATACTTTATTTCTAGCTGATGAAATAGATTTAGCATCAGTTAGGAAGGAAGCAGCATTTAAACCTAGGATCAATATTGCTTTAGGTTTATATGCTTGAATCTCAGAAACAAGTCTATTATTACAACACATTAATTCGTGTTGTGTTGGGGCTCTCTCTGAAAAATGTCTACAACTAGCCGCATAAGTTCCATATACATTTATCTTACGATCTAATTTTGTTTCTAACTCTGATATAACTTTTAGCAACATTTTATTAAACCTGCCGCTAAAAGCTGTATCATTGTAATGTTCTTCAGAACTAGGAGCTTCAGCTATAATAAATAAATCAGGGGAATTGGTTTCACCCAATCCCCCAATTATCTTTTTATTTCTGGTGTTTAAGGTGCAACCGCCACATTTAGGTTCTTGAATTATTGGTAGATTCAATTATTGTATTCTCCAGATGTTCAGACAGTTCATATAAAACTAAAATTTTTGGGTCTTTTTCAAAGTCTTCTTTATCTGCTCTAATCTTTCTTATTCTGTTAGCTATGGCAGTCCTAACATATTGTAGAGTATTTATATCCACTTATTTAATTGTTTGGTGGGCCAGTAAGGACTCGAACCTTAAACCTAGCAGTTATGAGCCGCCAGCTCTACCTTTGAGCTACAAGCCCAAACATTTAATGGGGTAAATAACATTACCCCATTATGGATATTTTATCCCTTTGATACGTCAGAGAACATATCTAACATAGAATCTACGTCAGCTGTTTCTTGAACAGAATTAACTCCAGATGTATCTTGTGATCCTAGTTCTTCAATTTCTGAAATACGATTTTGTTGTTGTACTTCTCCTTGTCCGTCTTTTCCTTCTTGAATACGAATCTTTACATCAATTTCTTTTCCTTGCAAATCATAGTCATCAAATGCTACTTCACCTTCAGATTCTACAAGTCCAAGAACAGTCAAAAGTTTATACAACATTCGATTATTTGTTCGTCCTTGTGCATCTTTACCTGGTTTTAGTGTAAACATATCATAAATGATACGTCCGGCATAAGCACCAGAAGTAATTTCAAACTGACAATTTAGATATGGGAATTTCTTTTCTCCTTTAGAATTTTCTGCTTCTCGTGGTTGTTTAATTTCTGCTTTCTTAATCAATACTTTGTACCAATCTGCTGGTACTGGTGCTGATTCCAAAACGACGTCTTCAAAGTTTACTGTAACTCGTGCCAATTTTTTATATTTCCTTTAATTTCCGTAACGTAAGTCAAAAACCATTTTCATGGTTGGGTCAAAAATGTCTTTAGATAGTTTTCCACCTTCACTACAGTCTTTACCGTAAGTTTTATTAGTGGGGTAACATCTTAGACATCTTTTACTGTTGACGATAGATAAATATCCTACTTGTTTTAATAGTCCAGGAATATCCTCCTTTAACTTTCCATATAGAGATGGAAAAATCTGATTATGTGTTGGGCTTTTTTCATCGTCATCTTTAAATGCCTTACATGTGACAATTAAATGACAATCCCATTCTTTCATTTTATACATTGCATTTTTTAATGCAGTGCGTGAGATCCCATATTCTGGAATCATTGCGGCATCAGGAAATCCTCTTTTAGTAGGTAAAATTCCTGATATTTTCATTGCATGTTTCAGAGACATTTCATCTAATTCTGAATAACTGTCAACAGCAACAATACCCCCACTATAAGGAAAATTTCCTTTTTGATAGGCATCTTCTAAAACGCCAAGAATCTTTAAAAACTGATCATAAGATTTAATTCTTACAACATTAATTTTATTTGATTCTGGATTTATAATTTCATTACCGCTAGTTACGTAGTGACATTTAGATTCAATAGAATCTGTGTTACCTTCTGTGTCAAGATATAAAATCTTTCCAACATTAGGTAAATCTGTAGCAGTCCCAATAAAAACTGTTTTACCAATTCCAGGACTGGCATAAATCATCATTTTTAAATAGTTAACGTTCATCTGGTTCTTTTTGTTTGTAATCGTTATGAATCTTTGCTTTCATATTTAGTTTTCTATCTTGGTGCAAACATAAATCGTTAAACTTACATTTCATACATCCGTCAAATACTGAAGCAGATCTAGTTGGGTAGAAATCATCTTGTCTAATATCTTTTACAATCTTTCTAAGAAATTCTCCAAATGAATCTAGTTCAGCGTCAGATCGTGATTCTTTATATCTTTTAAATACTTTAGATTCACGATTTTTTAAAATTTGAAGTTCATTTTCATACTTTGAATGGGAGTGTCCCATCATATCTACTACCTCTAAAAATAGTTGGTAGTTAGTAGAATTTAAACTTGTTTGTGAAACACTTATTTTTCCTGTAGAAGTTATTTCTGGATGTTTGCTTGGAGTTTTACGAATACAATTCAAAACAAGCGATTTAGCAGGAATTGCTAATTCTCTACATAACCATAAATAAGCTGTAATTTGAAAATCAAATTGTAATGCTTCTGGATCTGGTAAAGAATTGTAGAATTTGTGATCCATAATCCTAATAATAGGCTGTGGACCACTCCAATCTGTAAACAACATATCCAGAGTAAAAAATATTTCTTGTCCATCAATAACTATACTTCTTTGATCTTCTACGGATAGAACTTCAAATTGGCTATCATTATAAAACAACTCGTATTCTTTAATTAGTGCTTCAACTAACAATGAATTTTCGGTTTCTTCAGGCCAAACAAAATCTTTATTTGTGTATTTGTTTGCCAAAACACTGTGGCCTAAAGTTCCAATATCAAAATAATCAGGATTAGTCCAGTTAATGGGCTTTAATCGTAGATATTTTTCATAAAAGAATTGTCGTCGGCATCTTAGATATGATGCAATGTCTGTTATGTGTAAATTTTTTACGTATGGTCGTTCATTATTTGTTACGATTAATTCTTGTTTAGACTTTTCGGTAGCGCGGGACCAATTTATCCTTTTCGCCATAACCCTAGTATACCCCACTAATTAAGTTTTGTCAATACTTAATAAAGTTTCTATTCAATTCTTTAGTATCAAATATTAGTTTTGGAAATTTCTCACTAACCGGTATCATTTTTGATCTAGCAAATACAACTCCATGTCTTGTTGCACTTCCACTATGACTAGGTATGTTGTGTAATTTAGGATACCATGTTTCAGATACAAGTCTTTCTGCTGGTTTTTGATCAAACCTAATTATCTTATATTCGTCGCAAAGAAAATTTATAACTCCGATAACTTCAATTGGTATTTTTACAGTTTGTTGTGTAGCTACCCTTGTGCTTATTACAATGCTCTCATAAACTACTAAAGTTTTTCCATTATTTAATTCTGATAAATGTTTACGTAATAACGCCGTGGTATGAAACTCGCCTATCTCATAGACTTCCATACTATTACGCTCGCGAGATACACGTATACGCGAGAAACCCGTAGTACCGCCAGGATCATACGCCAGTATATCATTATAATCCTTTAAATTATTTAGAATTACTCTCATTTATTTCACTTAAAAACTCTTCTGTTGTTCCTTCAAAACCTAAATGACTTTTTGCATTGTCTATCACGTCTAATCCAACTTTAATTACTCCCTTTTCAAGATACGAAATACATGCTTGAGATACACCAAGTATTTCTGCTAGTTGTATCTGAGTTAATTTTTTAACTCTTCGTTTAAATTCCATATTAGTCATACTTCTTGATTATACCACATTTATTTAAAAAAGTCAATATTACACAAGTATTGACTTTTATTTAGAGTTATGGTACAATGAACGTGCATGGACTACCTTGGTTTGTATAAGAAATATATAGAACTTGGGTCTTTAAAAAGTGAAGGGTTTACATCCTGTAAATGTCCATTTCATCAAGATACTAATAAAAGTGCTGGTGTAAATTTAAAAAATGGGGTATTTCATTGTTTCCCATGTTCTATATCTTATTCAGCCACTAAATTTGTATCATTAATTTCTGGTAAATCAATGCCAGAAGCTATGGTAGAAGTTGATAGTTTCAGAAATGCAAATGGACTAGCTGCCCCAGAAAATAACTTTTCAAATAAATTTGTCTACGCTCAAGAAAAACCTGAGTGGAGAGATATGTATATGAAGTCTAGGCGAGTGTCTTTAAAAGATACATTTGCTGTTGACTACTGTAAAGAGAAGGGTTTTGATCTTTCAATATTAGAGTATAATAATGTTGGATTTTTGGAAGCGTCAGATATACCCGGAAAAGATTTGGGAGACTGTATTGTCATTCCATACTTTTATAATGACCAAATAGTTGGTCTACGATTTAGAAATATTGAAGGTAAGAAATCAGGATTAGATAAATCATTATATCTCCCACTTGGATTGGATAATATTCCAATTGATTGCAGGGTAGCTGTGGCTGTAGAAGGGGAAAGCGATTACTTTAAACTTATGTTTGAGTTTAAGAAACGTGGAATTAATATTCCAATAATTGCAACTCCCGGTACAAGCTATCAAGTAGAGTGGGAAAGAGATTTATCTAATATTGATTTATTTATAATTATTCCAGACTCAGATTCTGCTGGATCTGAAATGGTTAAAAATTGGGAAAAGAATCACAAAGGTTCTTTTGTCCAACTTAATCTTGAATGGAATCGTAGGCAATTAGGAAAAGATATATGTGATTGGTTTGCTCAAAATGCTGATAGTGGGGATGTCTTAATTGATAAGATATTATCTACTGTATCTTCAAGTCACACTTCTAGTGACTTACAAAGCACAGATGACTTTTTAGTAGAAAGAGAAGACGACGACCATCTTATTGAATATGTTAGTCATTTTTTAAATTCTGGTCAAATTGGAATTATTGGTGGAGCACAAAAGTCTAAGAAAACATGGATTGCTTTAAATCTTGTTAGATCATTACTAGACACTGGCAGTCAATTTCTTGGAATGGGGGAGTTTACTTCTACTAAAGCTTTACCAAATGTTATGTATGTTCAGACTGAAGGTAGTAAAAAGAAATTTCAGGATCGTATAACAAAAGTATTTAACGGCTGTCCAAACCGTGAAAAAGCTAAATGGTCTTTTAAAGCTGGTTATAAGTTAGATAATCCTAAAGATGTCAAGAGAATAAAGAAAGTTATTCTTGACAATGATATTGGAGTTCTAATCTTAGATCCATTTCAAAGATTACATAATGTAAATGAGGACTCATCAACTGAGACAGCCCCAATTTGGGATGCTTTGTTTGAGATTTTGAATAGTTCTCCAAAACTATGTATACTTGTTATTCATCACTTTGGTAAAGAAGGAAATATTACAGAAAAATGGAAAGCATTACGTGGTAGTAGTCGAGCTGGTGGAGAAGCTGATTTTGGATTATTTGTTGCTAATGATACATCTAAAGATTATGATGGGGTAAAGGTAACATTTGATTTTCGTGATGAGGATAAACTTGTTAGTGATGACGGTGGTCAGATATTTAAAATATCTTTTAATCCTGATACTGGTATTCTAACAAGACTTACAGATTCTGAGCCTAAGATTGTAGCAAATATAACTGAGGCTATGGAAGAATATGTTAAGAAAAATGGACAAACTAAATTTATGGATTTAGTAAAACACTTTGGAGTTAGTGAGCCTACATTGACTAAATATATAGATAAATCAAAAATTTTGGAAAAAACAAAACCTGCTATTGGTCAGCCTGTATGTGTTAAATTGGTAACTAAGAAATGAAATTACATACAAAAGGTCAAGCATTTATTGGATGTGACGTATATAAAGAGAATGGGGAACTTTACGGTACATTATTTAAAGTTGGTACAAAGATGTTTAGCGTTAAACTTAAACGCCAAGGATATAATGAAAAATCCAGTCATACAGTATACCACCCACTAGATTGTTTAACACAAATAGAAACTCGTTTTTAAATAGATTAATTGTTTTTGGCACGTTCGGACGGGTAAAGGGCGGATATAGGTAAACACCCCCTAAAGGGGGTATGTACCCTCACCCTAATCCCTTTGAACCTAACGGATAAAGGACTGGTAAAATATAAGAAAACAAAAAACAATTAATCTTTTATCATGTTTAACGACATATAGCTTGCAATTGACAATTTTATTTTAGTGGGGTATAATATATACATATGCTGGGGCTAGAAATTTTAGGCACATTTAAATCTCAACCTATTGTAGTCAGCGGTAAAAATAGTGCTGTATTGACCGTTGAGAATAACATCCCATTTATCAACATTAACGGTAGAAAAGGATTTATTTCTGATTTTACTGTGAACAATCTTTTTGACGTTTTGGAAAAACAAGGAGTATTAACAAAAAACTAATGAGTAAGATCAACGATCAAATTAAATTTATACTAGACTACAATCGAATTACGGCAGGGACAGTCTGCTCAGTAACTCCACAAGAGGAATATCAGATAAAAAATGATGCTGTTAACTTAGTTAAAAAATCAATTGAAGGACGAGTAGTTAATATTGATCACTTTTCAAACAGGGTTACAATTCAAATTACCCCACTATCATTTGATTTAATTGAAGAAGACGTAGTTAGGATTATTTTATGAGTGTACTTCCAAGAGATAGAACATTAATTCGTATGATTATGACTGATATTATCATGAAGATAGATCATTCTAAAATTTTAAAAGAGATGATGCGAAACTCCCCACTAGAATATGAAATTTTTCTTTCAAAATGGGTAGAGTTTGTAACACATGGAACTAACTTTTTAGTTCAGCCAACAGATCAAAATAGGGAGCTAGCTTTTGATTTTGCTAGAATAATTTTAAATTCACCTGTAACCTCTTATAGTTTAAAAGAACTATTTACACTTGTAGAAAATAAAGATAAACTTATAGAAGAAGAAATAAAGTTTATTAGTGAAAACTATACTCCATATCTGATTATAACAGAAAATGAAAATTAATCTAAAAGAAAAAGGATTCTCTGACAAAGACATCTATTCGTTAAAACTTATTGCATTATTTATTATATCAATGTGTGTAAGTTATTGGTTATCAACTGTAATCGCCCACTATATGACAAACCAGATTATTGTGAGAAGTAAATGAGTGAACAAGAAATACAAGAAACAGTAAAACGTCAAGTGCAAGTAGCAATAGAAGAGTCTATAGGAACTCATTTGACAAATATGAATTTATCAGTTAATCAAATTGTAATATTTTCATATTCAACTACTATGAGAGCATTGCAAACCTTTGTAGAAACATCACAAATAGAAGATAAGGATTCTGTAGCTAAAGTAAATTTTTGTGGATACATACTTAATGCACTGTTAAATAATTTACTAGATTTAGAAATTGAAAGAATTCAAAATAGGCAAATTGATCTAGTAGTGGTTAGGGATGGAAAAGTTGAAATAAACTTAAACTGATATGTCAAATAATATAAAATTTATACCACAACCATTAGGATCACATCTATGTATTCCATTTATTGCTAGGATAATTACAAATAAAACATTAGATGATTTTTTTATGTGGCACTACAGAAATGGTCATTGTAATTTATTTCCAAGATTAAAACCATACTCTTACTTTACAAATGAAGACTTAGTAAAATATTGTAGTCAATATGAAATTAAACTGGAATTAAAAACATCTCAACATAAAACTGTACCTAATTATTTTGCATCTATAGATGGGATAATGGCAGAATTAGAATATGTTTTCATATGTGAAGGAGTAGATTCTGAAACTTTCCATCCAATATATTGGGATGGAAAAGATTTATATGATACTAGCTATCCAAGTCCTAACTATAGGAGTATAAATTCATATACTATTGTTCAATACTCCGAGGTAAAAAGAAATTGATAGAAATAAAAGTAGATCATATAGAAAACTACCCCACTAATAAACGAATTTGTCTATGTATCTTAACAAAGGATATTGATGTTTTTGATATAGATAAAGATGTTTTAAACTTTTACGACACTGTTCCTTATGTAGAATTTGCAGTTGTATCAGAGACTTCTACTGAGTTTAAATTTTCTAATAAAGAACACAATTTTTGGATTAGAGTTAAGTATAAACGACGATCAGAAACTTACAGAATTATAAACGATCACATTAGACAGACTTGTGGGGTAGATTACCATATATTTTTGGTTGTGCCATTGCCAAATCTAAAAAGTTTATCCATATTTCCTGAGATTAAAAATGCTACAAATTAAAGAATTAGTTGAAAACCTTAGAACCGGACGCCTACAAATAGAAGACTTTTTTGAGACAATTATTGGAACTAAACCATATGTTGAATTTCCAAAATATGCTTTAAAGACTTTATACATGGCATATAAAATTCAAAGAAATTCCTATGTAGCCACAATACTTAAAACTCAACAAGAAATAGATAGCGCAGAAGCTAGGGTAAAAACTTTATCTAGTTTAATTCAAGAGATTCCTAATGTTAAAAGTGTCAACATAGAAAACATTAGAAATATTGAAAACATAAGTTCAATAACTTCAAGCATCCCATTGCAGATGATAGTGGGTAAAACTAGAAAAATGACCATAACTATAGAGGTAAATTTACCATAAATGAAAATTGATTAAACTATAATTAAAGGTACACCAATATATGATCTAACAAATTTCTAAACACCTAACAACAAAATACCCCACTTATTTGTTTATAAGTGGGGTATTTCTATTTATTATTTAACTGTTATTGTGGTCCGTTACTAGGCGGACTGACTACCGTGAGAATTGCCGATTCCTGGCGTCTGGCTTGATTCTCTGAGACTTTTTTAGCTTGTCTGTGTTTCTATCCACATAAGCAATTCGATCGTAGAGAAACAAACGTAGCATTTAACCTGTTCTAATTCTTACAGAAGGATCTATATTAGTCCTCGAAGAATTTTGAACTCGTGTATCTGGATCAATATTGGTTCTAGAAATTTCTATTTGATTCCTAAATGGGGCATTAAAAGCTCCAACTGTATTTAACCTAAAGGCATTTCCATAGAAATC